CACTTGATAATATTTATAATAAAATAAATTGTTAATATTAAAATCATGTCAAAGTTAGATACACAAATTAAAAAAGCGTTAAGAGAAATGTCAGAAGAACCAGAATACGGAAGATTGGATAGAAGTTTAGTTCAAGATGTTATTGATAGATTACTATCAGATGAAACAGGTGAATATAGAAGTGCGTTAGAGGTATTAAATTCTGAATTTAGTACAGGACAATATTCAAGACCTAAAAGAACTTACGAACCTCTTAAACCAGGTATTAGAGTTAGTAAAAGTATCTATTAATCTAAAGATTTCCTAATCAAAGATATTAAGACCGATTCGTTGGTCTTTTTCTTTTTTGGTTTATATGATGTCATAACAGGTTTTTGACCTTTACCTGTTTGAGTATCTTTTTTCTCAGCCTTTCTTTTTTGTTGACAAGCTGCTTGTTTTTGAGAATCAGACATTTTTGCCGCAACACCTACAGCTCTACATTTAGGATATCCTTTTTCATCACCCTCAGGTCTACCACAAGGTGGATGTTTTCCATCTTTTTTACGACAAATATTAACCCATGGACCTTTAGGTTGTTTACTACCTTTTGGTTTTTTCTTAGTACCAAACCAAACACCTAAATCTTCCTTTAAATCTTCTTTAGATTCATTAACACTATCTACTTGATAGTGTGGTTTGAGTAATTTAAATGGAGCGTAAGCGTATTCATCATCACCTTCATCAGGGGCGTCTTGTCGATAATCTTTATCTCTAATATGTTTTGCTAATTTTTCTCTTTTAGAAATTTCTTTTTTAGACTTTTTAATATCCCCATCTAATGAATCATAATTTATTTCAGCGTCAACATAATCTGACACTGGGTCAATAAATGGCATTAAATTTTTATCAAACCATTTTCTAATTCCAGGTCTAATTGGAGGTTTGTATGTACCACCAACTGTTGAAGTTGTTGAAGCTTCGTTTAGATGTTCCTCATATTCAGTTAATTTTTTGAGAATTTCTAAAATTATATTACTTTTCATAACCAAAAAAATTGTTTATATTTACATAAATATCTAACACTATGGAACATTTAGAAGAAGACAAATTAAAATCAGAAATTATAAATGAATTAAATAATTTAAATGATAGTGGTATATTATTTAATTCCATTGAATATAGGTCGTCAGATGGTTTAAATGATTTTATATCTAATTTAACGGATGAACAAGCAAAATTATGTTTAATTGAGGCGGTTAAATATTCATTTTTAAGAGGTGTATATTCATTGGAAGAATCTGAAGTATTATCCAAATCACTTAGAATTTTATCTAAATAAAAAAAGGTCAGATTTCTCTGACCTTTTTTATTATCTATTAAGATAAGATTATCTTAATTCATTCAAATCGAATGTGCGAACACCATCAACGATGATACGTCCATAGAAACGGTTGTTAACCATCTTCTTAGCGTAACGTGTCATAATACCCTTGATTGGAGTAAAGTTGAATGGGTTATACATTGTTGGAGTTAATTGTAATGGTACGTATGGAGCGTAGATGTAACCAGTATCCAATAAAGAAGTACCTTTATGACCAATCAACACAGTGTTAGCTGGGAAGTATGGGTCACGGTATACTTGGTAACGACCACTTAAAGTACCAACTCTCTCAATACCCATGTTGAATTGGTCCTGCTCAGGAGCCGCGTTTGATACGTGGAAGTATTCCAAGTCATCAAAGATAGCACTGATTTCAGAAGATACAACAATCCAGTTAGCTCCACCTCTTAAAGTAGACTTGTGGATTTGAGCTGAAATTTGGTTGATAGCAGTAATCAACGTTTGATTCCAGTCCTTTTGAGTGTAAGGAGTTGATTGGTTGTTCAGACGCTTCCATCCGTTGTAATCCCAACGTAATGTCCAAGCCGCACCTTTACGTAAGTCACGTAAAATTTCACGGTCAATTTCAGCTGCCACTTGCTCAGATAATAAAGCTGTTAATTCAGCTTCAGCATCGATGTTGTGGAACGCTGCAACGTCTTGTGCCATTTCAGGAGACCATTGTGCTCTTAATTTTCTTTCTGTAACAGAAACAGTTACTGACTCAAGGTCGAAAGAAACTTCACCAATTTTATCTTCAAATTCTAACTCTTCGTAACGTCTCCAAGCAGCTTTGATGTTTGTATTAGCCGAAGCACCACTCCAAGCAGTTGATGATGGAGTTAAAGTCGCTCCAGAATAACCATCAGGAGTTGATTGTCCACATGCGATACATGCTGGAACTTGAGCGTCAATTTCTAAATAGATAAATCCAGTTTGATTACAAACATTATCATAATATCCACCATTACCACCTGTACTTGAAGTACCAAAAGCAGCTTGTGTTGAAGTATACTGAGGTCCGTATATTGCTTGACCGTATTTCTGAGTTACAACACGATACAATAGTGGTGTATATGTGCTAGTGTTTAAGTTACTTGCAACTGTTGCGTTGTCAGTATAAAGAACTAAATTAGATAAGAAAGATTCAGTATCTTGTTCTTGTCCATCAGGTCCAATTAACTTACCAATACCTGCTGTTGAAAATCCTGATAATGCAACAATAATCTTTCTATATTCAGCGTTACTGTTAGTAGTATACGCCGAAGCGATTAATGCTCCATTAGACCAAGCAACTGTTGGAGTTGCAGATGTTAAAGTAACAAATCTACCTTTAGAGTAATCGAATAAACCTGCTGGGTCTAAACCTGGCTCAGTTCCTTCATAGAATAAATCATAAAGGTTCTTAGCGTAAGTTGGATTGTTAGCACTTCCTGTACCTGAAGCATAACCTGCGTTAGGGTCACCAGGATAGTTTCCAGGTGCTCCAACTGGAGGATAGTGGTCACCAGAAGTAATGTTCAATCCGTTAATAGCTGAACCACCAGAATAACCTTGGATTTGTGGTACGAAGTAGAACAATTTACCAATTGGTAAGTTCATAGCTTGTACAGAAACGATTTCGTTAGACAATAATTTAGAGAACACACGTCTGATGATAGGGAATACCACAGTCTCGAATGAACCTGAATCTGCCGTAGAAGATGCTTCGTTAATCAAATGTGATGCTTGGTTTTCATACAACTGAGCTACATTTTCTTTTAGGTGGCCTTTAAGACCTTCAAGGAACCCTAATCTGTCCCATTTGTTTACTGTGTCTTCTTTGATAACTTTCAAGTGCTTAAGACCGATGTTACCAACTAATCCACTTTCTAATAATGCTCCCATTTTTTTATAGGTTTTTTATTTTTTAGTTTATTTTATTATTTTTGACATAATGTCTTTCATTCTCAAGAATTGAGGATTCTCATAAGTTTTAGATTCAATCAGATTAACTGCTGAACCTGACTGTGGAGATTTCTCAATTACTCTTTCGATAGATTCTGTCATTTGAGTTTTGGTAGTTGCACCATTTAACTCATCTTTTATTGTCTTATAAAGTGCTTTAGATTCTTTAAGAGTTTCGGCTGAATCAAATCTTCTTAAAATGTTAATTTTTTCTTGCTTTGATGTAGAGTGTTCTGTGAACAATCTTGTAGCATAAGCTAAATTTGAGTTAAATGTAGCAACTTCGTTAAGTTTGTCTCTAAACATATTTAGAGCTTTTCTATATTCTTCATTTTTAGCTCTTAACATCTCAATCTCTTCCATGATTTCACGGTTCTCAAACGTTAAGTTTCTGTTAGGTGTAACACTTTTTCTTAAACCACGTCCTTTTTTAGAACCAAATCCGTAAGTACGAGCAGCTTCTTTAGCTTCTTCCTTAGTGAATTTTTTTACACCTTTTGGACTTGGCATTTCAAAAGTATCACCTTCTTTGAATTCAAACTTTGGTTTAGATGTTCCTTTAGTAGGATTAGCATGAGCTTTCTTTTCGTTAAATCCACCTTTTGTCTTTTTAACAACACCAGCGTTTTTAGCGTTACCTAATTTAACACCTTTACCAACTACCGCTTTTGTAGATTCAGTGAACATTTCTTCAAGTTCATATTCTTCATCTTCATAGTCTTTGTAGTGACCGTCAACATCTCCGATTTTGTGTTCAACACCATCAGAACCTTTACGTTCCTTATAGTCGTGGTCGTTACCGCCGTACATTTCTCCCATTTCCTCTTCTTCAACTTCCTCATCCATTTCAATTTCGTAAACGATTTCATCTTCTTCCTCTTCTTCAGATTCGTCATCCCAACCTTCATACTCTTCCTCTTCAGACTCAGTTTGAATAAGGTATTCATCCTCTTCATCTTTTAAATGAATAAAATCACCCTCTTTTTTAATTTCAAAACTGTCATCAGATTTCATTTCTTTGAAAGCTTTAAGAACGTCTTCCATAGAACTGTCAGTTAAATCAGTAACTTCCATAGAATCAAATTCATCGTCATCACCCATATCAGATAAATCTGTCATGTCAAATTCTTCTTCAGAATCCTCATCTTCCTCAGTTCCAAATTCATAGTCTTCTTCAGACTCGACTTCTTCTTCTGATTCGTCTTCAGACTCTAATTCGTCCTCAACTTCAAATTCATCTTCTTCTTCAGCCTCATTTTTCATAGACTCTTTTACTAATTCGCTAATTTCTTCTTTCATTGTAGAATGAAGTATTTCTTTTGCGTTTTCATTGATAGCTTCTTCCAAGTTTTGTATTTGGATTAATGCCTCTTCAACTAAGTTTTTTTCTGCCATTTGTGCGTTATTTTATTGATAAATATATCAATATTCTAAAAAAATAGTTTTTTAATGTAATTGGCATAAAAAAAGGGACAATATGTCCCTTTTAAATTCTTTTTTACTTTGTAATTACTCAAACACTTCGTCAATTTTACTTTCACTTACTGAAGTAATTCTCCAATCATAACTAAATGATTTGTAAGCCTCAGTAACTTTAGCCTCTACATCAGTAACAGAATAACCTTTTACAAGTTTTTCTTCTCTTACTTTTTTAATTTTTCCTGTGTTTTCATCTGGCAAATCGTATTGGATTTTTGCCACAAAGTATTTTTCGTCCATTTCCATAATTATTTATTTTTTTAAATAATCGGAAAGTCTTCCCATTAAATCAAGCGATTTGTTAACTGTTCTGGCCGCTTTCATTTCATTTTCTTCTTGTAAGTTCTCTTCAAACGCAAATCTTCCATCAGGTTCAGTGAATAAATAAGCTCCTGGTGTTGATGGTGAAGATACTAAGTCAAAGCAAATTAATTCAAAGTCGTCTTGTACTTCATTTTGGTCACCCACTTTTTTAAGTGAACCTACCCCTCTTGATGATATACCTAACGTTACACCTAACCTTAGTAAGTTTGCCGCTTGGTCACCCTTTGTTGATACAATACCTCTTTCATGGAACCCTGGTGAAGTTAGAAGTAATAGTTTACCTAATAGAACATTACCATCCCACCACATCTCTGTAATCATGTGTGATACTCTATCTAAATCTATTAATGAAGATTCAGGATGGTTAAGTTCTGATAAGGCAGTTTTCTTACCGATATAATTTTTTATGTAATTTTCAGATTCTCTCTTTAAAATTCTTTCAGGATATATTCTACCATTTCTATTCGGTGTATTATATTTTTGTAGAACGGCATAAAACTCAAATGGTTTTGAATAATCTTTAAAATCCCTACTTTCTTGTAAGAATGTTTGATTGTGTTTTTCTGTTGGGGAAACATATCCCGCGTCCATTTCAATTAAAATACCTCTTCCTGTCTCTTTTGGACCTAATATTTTGTAATTTTGCATTTTACCTTTTTATAGATAAATACTATACAAATTCTATTTTACTTTCTTTTTTGATTTTATCGTTTTTACTCAAATGAAAATTAAAATGATTAGATTTATTAAAAATGTCAGATTCTAAATTACTTATAACTTTTTTAAGTGAATTTTTTATTTCAACGGATTTAAAATCTATAGGTTTTTTAATAAAGAAAGTTATTTCAAGATTCATAAAAGACCTTTTCTTTAATGCAATTCCTGAAGTTCGTAAGTCTAAATCAACTATATAATTGTCATAAAATAATTCTTCATCAATATAATCCCCAATTGTATTTTTAATTTGTTTGTTAAAATAAGAAACAAGTCTTATCCAAGAATTCTCAATAGATTTAGGTTCCACCCAAGATTGAATGTTTAAGTATATTGATTTAAAATTTTTAGAATCCACAGTTCCATAAGAACACTTTATTTTTTTATACCCTTTAATAGAGCAACTTTTTCCTTTTTTCATTTACAACTTTTTCATATCTTCGTTTATTTATATGTTAATAATAACACACAAAAATATAGTTGTCAAAAAAATGTTAATTATCAAAGTTGGGAAAGGGGATATTGAAAAATCTCTTAAAAAATTCAAATCAAAAGTTTTAAAAACTAAAATGATAAAAGAATTACAAAATAGAAAAGAGTATAAAAAAAAATCTGACATAAATCGTCAGATTTTAAATGATGCTATTTATAAAAATTCAAAAAATAATGAATTATAAATTTTGAGTTAAATTCATTAATTTAATATATTCTTTTTTAGATGGTTTTACATTTGTAAGTCTATCTTTTGTTTCCAATAAAACTTTAGTTAAATCTTCATCTGATTCTGAAATAAGAGTGTCAATTTTTTGAATTGCAGTTTCTTTTAATTCTGTAAATTTCACTTTTAAATTCTCATCATTAGATGTTAGTATTTCTTTTACTGAATTTCTTTCAGATTCAGTTAAGTTTTCTAAATATTTTTCAGCAGTTTTATTAGCAACTTTTAACATTGAACTAATTGGGACTTTTGGTGTTTTGTTTTCAACAATAGGTTTAATTTTAGTTAAACTCTCAACAATTTTCTTTTTAGCAATTGATTTTTTTTCAGGTTTAATCAAATCACCATACAATAAATCATCAATAGTTTCATATTTGTTTTCTAAAACTATATCTTTTGTCCAACTTTTAATAAAATTATTTGTTGATTCTGAAAGTTTCAAATTTCTAAATTCTGAAACCATATCCTCAACCAAATAATTAGAAGTTTCTTTATCTAAACCTTTATTTTCATTTAGGTTATCATAAATTGACATCATTTTAACAAAATCTTTATTTTTTAATAATTTTTTGTTAAAAAGATACATATCATTTTTAAGAGTGTCATTTTTGAATGACTCAACTAATTTATTTTCTACTAATGTTTTTATTACTCCGAATCTCATGTTTATATTTTTTTATATAAATATCAACCTTTAAGTAGTTTATCTAATTGATTACCTATTTCCCCTAAAGATTCTTGAACACGACTTAAATCAATCAATTCATCTTCATTTAACATTCCTGAATTTTCTAATAATATATTAAGTTCAGAATTACGACCATTGGTGCCTTCAGGGACTGTCGGAGCCGTTTCAGGAGCTGCTGGAGCTTCAGGCGCTGCTTCAGGCACCTCAGGAGTACTTTCACCTCCTCCAAAACCTCCTAAATCAGATGGTGGTGGTGTACTTCCTCCTTCTGATGGTACCCCAGCCGGTTCACCTTCTTTCTTACCATACAACTTATCAAGATTATCAAATAAACCTGTGTGAGTAATAACTTCAGCGGTTTTCTTAAGTTCTTCACCAACAGCTCTTTCAATACGTTGTTGTTGTAAGTCAAGTTTAATTTCTTCATCTGAAAATCCAAGAATGTGTTTTTTAGCCCATGACATAGATACCGCGGCGATACCACTACCAGGGTCAGAAACCATATCTTTATACAATAATATTTTTTCTTTCCATACATCAATCTTCATCAAGTCTGCCTGAGTTGATGGATTTGTTAAACTTAAACTAAAGTTTGATATCTCATCTTCAAAACCTAAAATGAATAAATGTATAATTGCTATTTTATTTAATTCTGAAATCATATTTTTCTGAATTCTATTAATAGTTCTTGCGAAACGGATATCTTGTAATGATAAATTTTTACCATCACCCACTGTTTCTTCAAATCCTAAAAATGCTTTAGGAACACGAAGAGCTGTTAATAATTTCTTTTGGATATACTCGATGTCGGCAATTTCAGATAAATTTTGAGCTCCTGCCAATGTCTCAATAGGACTTGCTTGAGCGGTGTCTCTAACAGGAACAAAATAATCTTGGTCAACCGCCATTTGGTTGAATCTCATGTCCACATTACCTGTTTTATGGTCGACTGTCTGACTTCTCTTAAACTTATTAGCAAATCTTTGGATATATGGCTCAACATCAGCATCATCCATGTTACCAACAAATACTTTAAATACACGTCTTTCAGGTGCTCTTGATGTTCTATAAATTAACATCGCATCTTCAGATAACAATAATTGTTTCCAGATACGACGTGCCTTTTCCAACATAGAAGTTCCGTAAGGAAGTCTTCTATCATCACCAAGTAATCTGAAGTGAGCAATTTCCCAAGTATTAAATTCTAAATCCTTTTGTTTCCATTTAAATTTCAAATGTTTTTTTTCAGGGTCAGTAGTTGAATCTGTGGAGTGGGAACCCATACCCGCCTCCAATCGTTCAATTTCAATGATTGGTAATTGCATACATCCAACCACACCTTTTTCAGGGTCTAACTTTATATAAACAAAGTTATCACCATACTTACATGTGTTTCTTGTCCACATAGGTAAGTTAGTGTTAATATCTAAAGCATTATTAAATAAATCCCCAAGAATTGATTTAATTCTTGATGATTCAGAATAAATTTGTAACATAAAACCATTTTGGTCGATAGTTGTAGACTCTTCGGCATATATGTCAAGTGCCGCACCAATTTCAGGGGTAAATTCCATCGACTCATAGTCATAAAAAGAAGCTAACCGAGTTGGTTCATAATAAACCGCCTGAGTATAAAGATTATTTTCAATTCTACCCCATTGGTTCGCCAAATAATATGTTTGTTGTGCCTGAAGTTTCTCTCTTTCGTATTCGGCCTTAGAGGTTGTTTTTAATAATTCACTTTTATCATATTTGTATGTAGGATAATCCTGACCCAAAAGAGAATTGGGTCCAAATGTTTGGGATAACCTTTGCCATACCGTTAGTTTATTTTCACTCATAATATATTAATGTTAATTGTAAGTAACATTACAATAAATCTTATTTATCATTTTTTTTATTTCCCTGAGGTTTTTTAGCAGTCTGAACACCTTTACCAGGAATAATTAATTTAGTTCCAGCATTATAATTGCCTGTTTTGTTTCTTTTAATGTATCCCATAGTTTTATCTCCTTCCTCCGAATAACCATAAATAGTTTTCGTAGTCACTTTTTGTTGCCTCTCGTTTAATGTTTTCTTGTTGTTGTGAAATTACCGGGTCCATGAATTGTTTTCTATTAAATTCATTAGTATTAACAGTCCACGAATTAATCATTGCCTTTGTTTGATTTGTTACCTTATTAAGTGATGAAAATGATGTTTCACCAACGTAAAGAGCCATCGCAACAGACATAATCAAGTCATCGTGTTGTCCTTTTTGGTGGTCAGGTCTTCCGTTTACATAAATAAATGTATTCATCTCATTTAACAATCTACTTGAATTTACCCTAAACCCATGTCTAAGATATTCTTCAAAAGTTGCAATAATTTGAACTCTTTTAGCGTTAAAGTTAATTCCTGGTATTTTTTCAGTTGCTTTTGGGTCATATTTCCATTTATTTGAAATATCAACACCATCCACATACATGTTCCTATATCCCAACTCTCTCAATCTTAAAGATGTTGTAACACCCATACCACCAGTTATATCTATCACAATAAACGCGTTATACATATTACCCCACTTATAACATATTTCAGCCAAAGTGTCTGGAGGGAGTTTTCCAACATATTCCGCAACCTGTTCTCTTGAATCAAAATCGACAATTTGAAATGTTGAGAAGTCCTCACTATCACCACGAGATACGTCAACTCCCATAATATATTTTTTACCCATCTCAGGTTCTTTCCAAATCCAAAGTCCACCACCCATCATTTTTGTAGGAGCGTCCTTAACCATGTTTACCCTTAAATCTTCCAATAAATCAGAATCAAATACGTTATCACCTGAACCAAGAAACGCACATTCCAATTCCTGATTAACCTTACGTTTATCATATTTAAGTTTTTTAACCATTGATTCATACCAAGAAGAACTTGGTTTATAACCCTGAGCAATTAGTTGTCTTATTTCATCAAAGTTTTTTTCTCTATCTTTATAATCAACAATTTCAACACTTGTATATTCATTTCGATTTAGATAATAATGAATTATGTCTTTAACGTTAATCAATGATAAGTCTTTCGCATATCTTGGGTCTTTCCACCAAACCATTTCGGAAACTTTAAATTCATTCATCCCCTTTAACGCTTGGTCATAAATCTCATAATAAATTGGGTCGTATCCGTTTGGAGTTGAAACAACTATAACCTTACCACCTGTGGATAAGGATGCCATACAAGCCGCCCAAAAATCGTCATCAGCGTCAATATATGCCGCCTCGTCAAATATTAATATTGTTGGTGTATAACCACGAAGAGCATCTTTAGATGTTGCAACGGCTTTAACTTCACATCCATTTGTTAATTTAAAGTGTCTTTGTGAATTTTTTTCAGCAGAAAACCCAACACCAACCCAACTAGGCCATTGTTCAGTAAATCCTCTAATTTTATTCGCAACTTCAACAGCAGTATCTAACTTGTTTGCAATAACCAATATCTTTTCAGGACTATTCTTTTTAGCAAAAACAAGTTTTTTTGATGACCAAGCGGCAGTTACTGTAGATACACCTGCCTGTCGATACTTTAATGCGATATTTTCATTGTAGTTTTCATAATCCTCAACCAAACTAATTTGGTCAGGAAATAATTCTAACGGGACATACTTTTGAACAGTGTTGTCATATGTCTGTAAATAAGTTTTAAGGGCGTATGGTGTTGATTTCATACACTTGGCATACTCCATTAAAACGGCTTCTTTAGATAAACTCATATACTATAAATATAAAATTTATCACAAAATAGAAAACCCTTCATCTCTGAAGGGTTTTAAAGTTTTTAGTTGATACCTAATCCTTTTAAGAAATCATCAAAATCCTCATCATCATCGTCGTCATCATCCTCATATTTCTTCATAGTATCCTCATATTCTTCTTCTTTAAGTTCAGCAATGATTTCATCAACCATATCTTTTACCATTTTCTTTCCTTTTGGTGAACCTGATAAAATTTCACGAGCCATCGCAAAGAATTCGTTTGGAGTAAGTTCTGCAAACTTAACAAGGAAATATTGTTGTAAGTTTCTCTTATCATCATCAAACAATTCATCAGGATAAGCTTCACGGAACTTTTGCCAAATAACTGGACCTAATCTCATATCCCAAATTTCACCAACAACAGTGTCTTGCGATTTAATAACCGCTTCTTGTCTTGTCTTATCTTTTGGTAATCCGTATGTTCCAGCAATTTCCATAACACCTTTAGCAAGTTCATGAATAAGGATTGGTAAGTTAACACCACGAGCTTTTACTGTTGGTGGGTCAGTCTTAGCATCTAACTCAGACATACCATATGTTGACTCTCCACCACCTGCCATACCTTGTACCATTGAGTCAGGCATTAACCAATAAAGTGAATCGGCAAATGACATAAAGACACCATACATATTCAATAATCTTGGATTAATGGCATTTAACTCTCTATTCAATAATTCAAACATATACGAAGATTGTTTTGCTGCTCCTTGAATAAGGGAATTAATAAATCTTCTTTTTGCCTTTTCTAAATCAAATTTTTCAAATGAATCCATGAAATCCTCAAGTTGTTCTTGTTCTTCTTCAGAACCAAACATATTTTCAATTTCTTCTTCACTTGGCTCTTCACCTTTAGGCGATAACTTACTTGAGTCAATGTCGTTTGGTGTAACTAACTTTACATCATACTGTAACGCTCCTTCAGGAATACCAAACTCCTTTTGAACAACCTCAATCGCAAGTTCTTCCAAGTATTCTTTGTTTTCAGATTCAATTTGAGCAATTTCCTGCATAGCATTCATAACCATCATTTGAAGTCTCATCATTGAATTTGGTGACGTTACATCCTCAATACCTGTGTATCTTTTTAATCTGTCAATAACCTCTTTAAATCTTTGTGAAGCAACAAGTTGTTCAAAGTTAGATGGTTTATCTGGACCTTCAGGTGTGATTTCAGGAAATGCTTTACTACCTGAATGAGGTGTCTCACCTTTTTCAAATTTAGATTGAATATCAGGAGCCATTCTTTCCGGCCCTTCATATCCAATAGGGGCTTCATTAAGTCGACTAGCCAATCTTTTAACTAATTTTTCTTTTTTCATCTTACTCACCTTTTAATTTAATATTCATTTTACCAAAACTTAAATAAGATGGTAATTCACCTTTTGGTCTTGGTTCAGTGTCTGGTGCTGGTTTGAAAGGGTTTTTTCTTGTAGGAGTAGTTGTTTTTTCTTTCTCCTTAGTTCTTTCCTTTTCTTTTGTACCGGAACCTTTTGGTCTTGGTTCAGTATCAGGTGCTGGTTTGAAAGGATTTTTTCTAGTAGGTGTCGTTGTTTTTTCCTTTTCTTTAGTTTTTTCTTTTGTTTTTGATTCCAAAATACTAGTGATTAAATCTTTTTTTGTCATAGTAGGTCTTAAATTTGATTCAACGATATCTCTCATTTTTTGTTCCAAAATTACTTCATATGGGTTTTTACCTTCTTTTAATGACTTTTTGACATCAAGAACACATCTTTCAAATTTTTTCTTTTCACCTTTAGTATAATCGTCTCTTTTTTTACCTTCCAAATCTAATGATGATGTACAAATAGCCCAAGGATTTTTTTCAACTTTCTTTTTTCTTTTTTTCTTACCTTCAGTCATTTCAGTTTCGGTAACTTGAACATCAATACCTTGGTCGGTTAATTGTTTTATTTTAGTAACATCTCCTGATTTAACAGTAACTTTTCCTTTTTGTTCATTAGCCTCAGTTTTTTTACCAACTGAAGTCATTCTACCAATAGGTTTATCCATTCCCATAAAACCAATAGCATTAACCATCTCGTGTAATTTTTTAATTTGACTCTCAGACATTTTAGATAAAATATTTTTACTAAATCCAGTCTTAAGAATTTCTTGAATTTGTTTTTTTGTTACCATTTTCTTCGAACTCTTTATAATACTCAAGGATTATATCCTTTTCGTATAGTTTATCTTTAACTTCCTTTTCTGTCATTCCAAAGTGAAAAACCAGTCTTTCATCCTTATCACTATCTTTCTCCCAAGCTAACGCTATCACTTTGTCAATCGCATCTTTCATACAAAAAAAATCGGAGTTTTGAACGAGCTCCATATCTATTCCGTCTCTATTCAATACTCCTACTTTTTTAATTTCTTCAGTATCAGGTGGTGTTGGGTTTCCGTTTGCCGGATTTGTATCCCAATCATCACCAAATACATCAGTGGTTTCTGAGAAAATAAACTCGTAAGTTTTGTTTCCTCTGTAATTTGCCCCTAATCCGTTAACAAAAACTAAATAACTCATAGGATATTACCTTGTGGAGATACCTTAAGTTGTTTGTCTTTATTTTCAAATACTAAATTACCTTTATTAGTTTTACCAACAAAAGTTATAAATGGGAAATTATTAACAATCTTTTTTGATATTTCAGCTTGAGCTTCAGTTAAAGATAATCTTTCAATTTCTTTTGAATATCTTACCTTTCTTGATTCTGAAATAACTTGTTGTTCTTTTTTCTTTTCTTTAATGAATTTCTTTTCATTCTCATTGATTACAACATAACCTTTAAGAACTTTTTCAATTGTAGATTCTTTAAAAATACTATTAAGAGCCGATTCTACATAACTTTCTTCGTTGAATTCTCCTTCGTCCATCCATCCTTCAGCCATTTCACCTTCAGGTTCTGCGATTGGTTCTTCTTCAGTATCAATATCAACATCAATTTCGTCTTCTTCTGAACCCATATCTTCCATTCCATAATCAGACTCTTCTTCACCTTCAAATCTTGTTAAGATTTCTTCTTTATCTTCCTCATCTAATGAATTTAAATCTAAAGAAGATAATATTGAGTTAATAACGTATTTTACATCTTTACTTGATAACTCTTCTTCACCTGAATAATCTCTAATCTTTTGTGCTAACTTTCCTGTTAACTTTTGAATTGATTTAAATGTTACAGGTCCACCTTCTACACCTTCTGACGGTTCTTCACCCATATCTTCCATATCAGGTAAATCCATTTCCGGCTCTTCACCTTCAGGAGACATTGGTAACTCCTCATCTGATGGAGGTGTTGACATCGCATCTTCAGGAGCCGGTGCCGGAGCTGGCTCAGGAGATGGTGGTGGTAAATCTGAAGGAGCTTCAGTTGGAGCTTCCATTTCAGGTTTTGGTGTTTTTAACATGTATTTTTTATCTTCAGTAAATAAAGATATACCTTCACTAATACCATTAACTCTGTTAATTTCACCAGCCATTAAGTTTAATTTTCTCATTGCCGCGGAATATGAAGAAAAGTGTTTTCTATTCTTCATAGGGTCAATATATTCTGAAGTAGATTCGTTAATTTGTTTTTTAATAATATATCCTAATCTTTCTTTAACAATCTCATAGGTGTTACCATCAGCCAATGTGATTCTGTAATCGATTGACGATGTTTCATTTATAGAATTTGGAATCGCTTCTTTATATCTTGCAATCTCCATAATTCTTTGTAATTTTTCAATTCCTTGTAGTTTTTCACTACCGATTGGTTTTATCTTACTCATTTTTTTTAATTATTTAATCCATTAAATCCACCAAGGGTTATTGCATTTAATTGTATTACAGTATCTCCTGTTATTGTACCACCACCATAAGTTGGGTGTGGTTGTATTGATGAAGTACACGCTTCACAATTAGTTACACCAGTAAAATTAATTAACTTATAAGTATAAGTTCCCGACGAAAATACTGCCATGTTATTTTTTCTTTATAAATATACAGAAAATTAAGATTTTTTTAGATTAAGTAAAAAATCTATCTTTTGTTCCATTAGAGAAAGTTCTTTATCCAACAATTTATTTTCTAAATTGAATAATTTTTCTAAATAATCACTTCTTCGTAAGTATTTAAAAACCAAATTCTCATAGGAATATTCACCTTCTTTTTTAAGACCTGAGCTACGATATTTTTTAAGTTTTTCTTTAAACTTTTTAATGTATTCTCTTGCCTCATCAATATCTTTTTCAGTTGCGTTATCAACAACGGTATCAATTTGTGACTTCCAGTGATTAATTTTAGATTTAAGAATTTTTGTATCAATGTTTGAATCTTCTTTTTCAGGTTTTACATCCCAATCATCGTATAAAACTGAATAAACTCCTGAACTGAAGTGAGCTTCCGTCGCATTTTGAACATAAAGTTCAACTTCATAACCAAAGATTTTAATGTCATGATTAGTATTAAAAATAGTTTTCTTAACTTTAAATAATTCTTCGTAAAGTGATAATTCAGTTTCTGAAAATTGAATGAAATCACAAACCACATGTAAATCAATGTCGGAATACTCAGACCAATTGTAATTAGCTAAAGAACCTGTGAAAATAACATCTTCAATCAATAAAGGAACACCAATAAAATCAATAAATTCATTGGCAGTTTGAAGTAATTTTTCTCTTACTTCTTCTCTCAATTTCATATCTTCATCCCAAATTTTTGGGTTGAGTTTATCTTTAGAGAAAAAACTTTGGATTATATTATTATCTTTCACAAATAATAAATATCAACTAATTACAATCTTTTGTATTTGTATACTTTCGCAATGTTTTTATTGAAAAAACTTCCTTGTGATTCTGCCATTCTAAATCTTGTGTAGACCTCGTGTGGGACATCTTCATACTCATACTGAGCACCTGTTTTAAAATCAACAATTAGTTTTTTACTTTCAGTGTTAAAATCAGTTTTACTGATGTTAGACGATTCAATTTCACAGATAATGTTCGTCCCTTTGATTGTTTCTTTTGTAATTGCCATAACTTTTTTTTTAATGATAAATAATTTTGATTTACATTTGTAGTTGAATTTAAGTTCAAATTCATTTAATTTTAATAAAAACTATTTTATGACAGATTCAGTTGATGAAAGTGGGAAACTCCCAAAAAAGACAGAGGTAAATTCAAGTACACCTGTTTTAGACAATTTTAGTCGTGACCTTATTAAACTTGCCGAAGAAGGTAAGTTGGACCCTGTTGTGGGTAGAGAGAACGAAATATTACGTATCGCGCAAATCCTTTCAAGAAGAAAGAAAAACAACCCAATTATTATTGGCGAACCTGGTTGTGGTAAAACTGCAATTGTTGAGGGTTTGGCAATGAAGATTTTTGAAGGTGATTGTCCAAGAAACTTAGTTGACAAACGTATTCTATCATTAGAGATGAATTCAGTTGTTGCTGGAACAAAGTATCGTGGTCAATTTGAAGAACGTTTAAAAGTTATCTTGGAAGAAATTCAAGCGAACCCAAATGTCATTCTTTTTATCGATGAAATCCATACTATTGTCGGAGCGGGTAATGCCTCAGGTTCTATGGACGCTTCAAATATCTTAAAACCAGCGTTATCAAGAGGTGAAATACAATGTATTGGAGCAACAACATTGGATGAGTATAAAAAACAAATTGAAAAGGACGGAGCGTTAGACAGACGTTTTCAAAAAGTGATTGTTAGTTCTTCAACAAAAGAAGAAACATTACAAATTCTTAAAAATGTTAAAGATAGATACGAAAATTATCACAAGGTAAACTACACCAATGAGATTTTACAAATCTGTGTTGATTTAGCTGAACGATATATTACAGACAGAGAGTTTCCTGATAAAGCATTTGATATTTTGGATGAAGTTGGAGCACGTGCTCAGGTAGACGTAAAAAATCCTGAAATTATTGATGAATTAAAACGTCAAGCGTTAGATATTAAGCAACAAAAATTACTTGTTGTTAAAAGACAGAATTATGAAGAAGCCGCTAACTTAAGAGATAAAGAAAAAAAGGTTTTATCACAACTTGATATTGAAAAGAAAAAGTTTGAACAAACTCTTTTGGATAATCGTAAAACAATTTCAGAAGAATTAGTATATGAGGTTGTTTCAACAATGACAAAAATACCTTTAACAAAACTTAATTTGGATGATAAAGTTGCTCTTATCAATTTAGAAGAAGAATTAAACAAATCAGTTGTTGGACAAAAAGAAGCGGTTACCAAAATAGCAAAATCTATCCGTAGAAATAGATTAGGTATCAAAGACCCAAATAAACCAATCGGTTCATTTATATTCTTAGGTTCAACAGGTGTTGGTAAGACATTATTAGCCAAAGAATTAGCTAAACAAATCTTCGGAAGTGAGGAAAATCTTATCCGAGTTGATATGTCTGAATTCCAAGAAAAACATACAGTATCTCGTTTGATTGGTTCACCTCCTGGTTATGTTGGATATGATGAGGGTGGACAACTTACTGAACAAGTAAAAACCAAACCGTACTCTGTTGTATTATTTGACGAGGTTGAAAAGGCACACAAAGATATCTTCTCAGCATTACTTCAACTATTGGATGAAGGTTATATGACAGATAGTTTTGGAAGAAAAATCAATTTCAAAAACTGTTTAATCATTATGACTTCAAACCTTGGCGTGAAAAAAATGCAAGAGTTTGGTGCAGGTGTCGGATTTAGTAAAACAAATAACGTTTACGCCAATGAAGAACTTAAAAAAACAATGTTAAATAAAGAATTAAAGAACCACTTCGCACCTGAGTTCATCAATCGTTTGGATGAAGTAATTGTATTCAACACACTTCAAAATGACGATATCCAAAAGATTGTTTTGGTTGAAATCAACAAATTAAAAACTCGTCTATTGAACTTGGGTTACAACATTAACTTCGGTCAATCAGTTATTGACTTTGTTTCAAAAGTTGGGTTTGATGATGTTTACGGAGCACGTCCTTTGAAAAGAGCAATTCAAGAAAAGATTGAAGATTATATTTCAGATGAAGTATTACGTGAAAAAATTGTGTTAGATAAAACTTACAATATTGAAATCAATGAAGAAGAAGTTTCAATAACAGAAGTTGAAGTCCAACCTGATGAAACACCAAGAGTAAAAAGACCAAGAAAGAAAAAGGGGGAATAAACCCCCTTTTTTTTATGATTAAAAATCAAATGTAATTGTTTTATTGACGTAATGGTATTTGTTCTTACCAAGTTCTTCAATCATCTTTTTACCAGTTTCAACACCGGCAAAAACTTCATGAACAACAACATACTCATTAGGTGTGTGGTAATTGTGGTAACCAATTGAGAAATTAATACAAGAAAAATCAAATTTCTTTTTTAATTGCCAAACATCAGTATATGGATGTTGCATATATTTTGGTTCAGACAACATACCTTCAGAAAGAATTTTTTTAGCTTTTGACTCAAATTCAGAGTTACTTTCAAAAACTTTAACACCATAACAATATTCAGTCACCATATAGTCATGTGGTGCGTCAAACTGAATAGCGTAACCCACATTACTAAAAAACTCTTCACTAGCTTCTTTTGACCCAAGACATCCAACTTCTTCAGCCACAAATAATGCGACTTTAAGAACATCAAATTTTTCTAATAAGTCAAGACATGCAAAGACACCACACTTATCATCGCCCCCAATACCTGTTGGGTTACCTAAATCGTTGTACGCTTTAAGTGATAGACTCAGATTACCCTTTGAATCTTTTAGTTGTTCTTCACGAATGTTAATAGTGTCTATTTTATGGACAGTATCTGTGTGAGCAACAACACATGGGTAAAACTCACCTTCTTGTAGAGTTCCTTTTGTAACGTAAACATTACCAAAATCATCCACTTCAAAGTCATATCCTTTTTCAGAAAGATAGTTAGATAAAAATTCTATCATCAAATCTTCTTTAAATGATTTGGTAGGGATAGATAATACTTGTTTAAGGAAATTAATTTTTTCGTTCATAGCTCATAAAGATAAGCTATTTTTCTATTAAAACAATTCAGGATGATATAAAAAATTTAAGAAAGTATCATAATCAATTTTAACGGTTTGGTTAAATTCATTTTTACTATGATTACTATATGTAATAAGTATTTTTCCGTCATCAACATCTCTAATTATGAATTTGTTTGGTGTCTTTTCCCCAAATGTTTTTTGTGAAGGAAATTCATACCATTTATTAAATTCACCATACTTTAACTTTGATAATTTTTCAAGTACTTCAGAGTTTTTACGATAAGAATCAATATTATCACTATCTTCAATTTTTTCCATGATTTTATCAAGATTCCAAGTTACACTTCTGTTAAAACTTTCATCATCATAATTTTGACTATCAAAATAAGCATAATAATCTTCATATAAATCTTCATCAAACTGTATTCCCAATTGGTCAATACTTGTTTTTAACATATCTGAAAGTTTAGCGTCTTTGTCTTCACCAGACTTATCCCAAGTATTTAAAAGAATTGACACAGTTGTCATGTAAAGATTAGTACATTTTTTCTCAAAGATATTTAAAGGAAGTAAAGCGTTACATAATTTAGATGTGACATATTGTCTTAATCCTTTAACCAACGCTTCATCATATTCACTTGAATAATCGTAAATAATACTATCTATCTCATTTGAAAAATCATTTTTTAACCACTTACAAATTTCAATAATTTTATCGTTATGTTCTGTTAAATTCTCTACGGAAAGACTAGGTCGTAATATTTTTACTATTTGTTTAACCCTATCTAAATTCTCATTATTGAAATAGTGTAGTAAATAACCCTCATCCCAATCATAATCCATGGAATAATCATCAACAAAAACATTACCTCCATAATACCCCCCTTGGAAAGCAACTCTAATTAAATAACCGTTATTAGTTTCATCATTATTTCTAGTGAAAAGGTCAACATAATCCTCAGTATCAAACGTTAAATAAATCAAAGACTTACCAAGATTTTTTTCATTTACTCTTGTAATACGTAAAATATCTTCATCATCTTCGTACCTAACAAAATTTGCGGTAACTAAATCTTCCGTAAAATCCTTTAATGCTTGATAAAGTTGACTCATTAAACTTTTTTTTAATAAATACTTGGTAAAAGAAGAATATATTTATATCTTTGTAACATAGTTCTTTGAGTATATGGGGATGTTTTTGGATTTGACAGGTATGAATCTGTCATAAAACGCACGTCGGGGCTAAACTAACCCTGTAAAACTGGTTTAAAACACAAACGGCAACACAATTGCAAAACTTTCTACACTCGGTTTAATCCGTACTGAAGAAGTAACTGTAGCCTAATCTAAGATTAGTATACAACGGGGTCGGTGAGCATATAACCTTGCAACAGAAGCTTGTACTGTGGTGTGGTTTCTATCCGAAAAGGAACAAAGTGGAGGATTAGTTCTCAGTAAACCGAACCACTATAAAATAAGGGAATTGTGAAGTTTCGGATTGTTTAGAAAAACAATGACCTAAACGTGTAGTGTTTTATGGTCGACATATTTGGACCGGGGTTCGAACCCCCGCATCTCCACCAATTAAAAAGGGACTTTTCAGTCCCTTTTTTTATTTAATCATTTTTGATTTAATTTTTTCAATATCTTCTAAAAGATTCTTTTTTTCTTGTTCTGATTCAAATTGAGGTAATATATCACCAATTTTATCTATAATATCATCAACTTTATATCCAAAAATTTCAAATCCATCATCAGTATCTTTAACATCTGTTTTATCTTGAACTTTTGAAACTAATTCTTTTTGACTTTCTTTATCACCTGATTTAACATCAGTTAAAGTTCCTAATCCAATATAGTCTAAGAACTTTTCTAATTTACTATGGTCTTTTGTTGTTTCTGTGGTTTGTGAGTCACCAATTTTTCCAAAATCAATATCATCTAAATTATCCAAATTTTTTAAGGATGAACAAAACTGAGATGTTCCACCACCTTCATCAGTTTTACTATCGGAATAAGATAAATGGTAATGAACTCCTGTTGAAAATCTACTTGGTCTTCTGTATTCATCAATAAAAGTAAAACCAGGATATTTTTTCCTTAAAGCACATAATAAAGTTGATATTTTATCTAATTTATCGTTATCACCTTTTTCAATCCCCTTAAATACAACATCAATAGCGTTACCTTTATTGTGTCTACTATTTGGAAATCTTTTATGAAATAAATCTCTACCTGAACCAAACTTTATTTTTAAATCAGGTAATTTTTCTTTAAACGCACTTGCAACATCTTTTAAGGTATCTCCAAATTCAGGAGTTAAATCACCAACCTCCGCCATTGTTCTTTTAGTTTCATACCCTAAACTCTCCAAGTGATTTTTAACACTTGTTGCAACAGGACGAGCAGTTGATTCTTCCTCAAAGATATATTCTAACTTACGTAGTTCTTTTAATGATTGCTCATGCAATTGTTTTTTATTCATTATAAAAATGGTATATTTATAAATATTATGGAAAACAATAAATTAATTCAAATCGCCAAAAAGTTATCTTTATCCATTAAAGATACAAATGTTTCACAAATATCAAGAAAATTAAATGACCGTAAAGGCCCGTATCAACAAATGATGTCCGTGTTAGAAGGATGGGATTTTGTTAAATTGGTATTTTTAATCAGTACCATTAATAATGGTGAAAAAGAATTTGAATCAATATTATGGAAATTAGATAATGAGGGATTTACATACGCAATTGCCAATGTATTTGATGATGAAGTTTCGGAAAGCTGTGATTACTGTGGTGGTGATGGTGAAATTGATTGTAGTGTCTGTGATAGTTCAGGTGAAGTAGAATGTGATGAATGTGGTGGTGAAGGTCAAGACGACGAAGGTGAAACATGTTCAAATTGTGATGGTAGTGGTAGACTTGATTGTAATGAATGTGGAGGTAGCGGTCATGAAGATTGTTATGACTGCGGTGGTTCGGGTGACCAACAAAAAAGTGACGCTTACGAAATAAAATTAGACATTTATTTTAGTATTAATGAAGAATTAAAATCAGAAATTAGTAAACTTAACAGATATGACAAAATTGACTCTGACACAATCACAGATTATGAAGATACAAATGAAACTATATTAGTATACGCACTACCAATGGCAATAGAAGTTGAGACAAATGAAGATTTAGAATATTATACTGAATATTTCTATGAAATAGATACTGCAGGATGGGTTGGTAATACGGCTAGTAACCCAAACTTTGATTTAGATTATTAAATCAAAAAGTTTCTAACCGACTGAGTGTCTTTTTTGAAGTCCTCTCTAAAATTCTTTGTAAACTCCTCATTTTCACAATATATTTCAACATGTTCACTGAATACCCAATCCATGCAGAGAAGAGCAATTAAATGATTATCTTTATCCATAATTGGTAATGAAACCATTGATTGTGTTCCAAACTTTTTAATTAAAGCTCTTGTTGCTATATCAGGAATAAGATTACAATCGTGAATAAACAATCCATTTTCCATAGTTTGTTTAATTAACCAGTTATAATGACTTACAAACACATTTTGTATTTTTTCAGTTATTCTTTCAAGACCATCAGAACATCTTTCGTATGTTACAGATGCTTTCTGCATTGCCGATGATGTGTAGAAATTTCCACCGTTGTGAAATTGAATAACATATATTCTATCTGCGTTATATTTTCTTCTAATTTCTCTTAAAGTAGAATGAACAATCTCATCCGTTTCGATTTGTTGGGAAAGTTTATTTCTTGAACTTTGCTTTACCCTCTTTTCCTTCATCATATTGAAAAACCCCGCAGTTATTAACGCTATGACAATTGACGTAACTGAGGTAATAATCGTTGGTAATAGTTCTTTCACCTGCTCTTTCTTTAAAAATTTATGTAACTGAATTATAAATAGTTTAATAAATAAAAAAAGGGTTAATATTATCCCTTTTTTTATTATGGTACCCCCGAAGGGATTCGAACCCCTGACCCACAGATTAGAAATCTGTTGCTCTATCCTGCTGAGCTACGAAGGCAATTATTTGTCACAAATATAGACAAAATTTGGGACAACATCAAATTTTCTTGACAACGTATCTGTAACCTGAGTCAGAATTTAATTGAAGAATTGATTTAAATTCTTCTGCTCTATTCTCATCGTCAAATTCTAAAATCTCATCCTGAGAATTTAAAATAATAACAGGTAATTCTTTCTTATCTACCTTAATATACTTAACAATACAATACATAATTAATATCCAAAATGTGTTCCACTATAATTATCCCATTCGTCATCAAACGAAAATTTCACTTTATCATATTTTTCAATAACAATAGATGATTTTTCTTCAATAAAGTTTGGGTTTGAAATAAATTCTTTCCATGTGTAAAAATCATGTAAACTTTCTAATACCTCCAGAGGAACTAGTATAAGTTTATCATGTGTTAATCCTTTAACATTTTCTTTATATTTTTCAGATATTTGTATTTTGTTTTCCGACATAACAATTTAAGTATAATAATACTTATTGGAAAATTCAATTTGTCTCAATAAATTTTTATTAATATATTTGTGATTATGAGTGGAATATTGGTTCTTAATTCAGATTATAGTCCCTTAAATGTAACATCGTTTAATCGTGGGTTTAATTTAGTCTATAAAGGAAAGGCAGAGATTGTTAAATCATCTGAAGAACCAGTCGTATGTGGTGTTATGAAATTTGTTAGACCATTGATTATTCGTCTTTTAAATTACGTTTCTTTTAACAGAAGAAGAATTCGTGTTAATCGTCATAGAATCATGAGACGTGACAATAATGCCTGTGTATATTGTGGTAGTAAAAAAGACCTTACAATCGACCACATCATCCCAAAATCAAAAGGTGGAGGTAATACATGGGATAACCTAGTTACGTGTTGTATAACGTGTAATTCGAAGAAAGGAGACAAGTTATTGGGTGAGACTAATATGAGGTTAATGAAAAAACCCACAGAACCTACTATATTTTCGGATTCTGTGGGACAATCTTTACAAAAAGTTTGGATTGAATTTCAAAAGTCTTTTTAAAGACCTTGAACTATTGAACTTTTTAATTTCTGTTCCAAAGATTTAATATCATCTTTAACACCTTCAATATAATCATGAAGATGTTGTCTAACACCTTGTTTGATTTCCTTATCGTCAAATTTAATTGCTTGAGATACAATATTTTTTAATCCTGTTTCTTCAACAGTATTTGATTGTGAAGACGCTTCAATCGCCTTTGATACCGCTTCAGGTACTGCAGATTCATATCTAAACATATCTTTTGCAGGTATTTTATCTAATTCTAATTTAATATTTTTACCAAGTTGAGATGATGGTGAAACTTCCAATTTACCTAAAATATATTCAATTGCTCTGTTTTTAAATTCAGTTTCTTTTCCTTGGAAAATAACATCAAATGATTTTTCAAATTCTGTGTTTGTTGCTTCGTTGATATTGTTATTTCTAAACTTAGTTAACGTATCAAAGAATTTTCTGTAATTTTGTTTGTTGAACTGTTCTGAAAGACTACCCAAAGTTTTTTCATATTTCTTTGATTTAATCTTATTTGTTATAGTTTCACTTAAACTTTTATTTTCTTTCATTAGTTTTAATTTTCCTGTGATTTTATTTTCAAGACTTTCAGGTATATTCAATAATGGGAATTTTGTTCTACAAGCCTCAATTGTTGTATTAATATTTTTATCACTATTATTATAACCTTTTGTTTGTTGTAATAATACCTTACAATTTTGTCGGCTAGGGTTAATTCTAGCATTACCCGCAGCTAGTTTAAGACCGTCAAAATCTTTAACAACTGAATTATTTTCACTATTTTTATTTCCGTACTTAGTTTGTAATTCTTTTCTTTTTTCCTCTTGAGCTCTTATATTTAACTCTCTATCTTTTAACCACATGTCAAAATAAGTAGTATCGTCACCCTCATCGGTTTTATCTTTAACATTTGCGAGATTATTAATACTTTCATCTTGCCAAGCGTAATACTCATTACCTTCATCATCATATAACACACCATAAATCCAACTGGATACCGTTCTAGGATACATACCACATTTTCCATCAGGTACAAAAAATATCTTATTGAATTTTTTCTTCCACCACGATAAAAAATCTCTAACAAAGTCATTTCTTTGAGAATCGTCAGAGGATAACGCTTTAAATCTGCTAGTATTACCAACATTTTTACATCCAGCCCTTTTTATCTTTTTAATTGTTTGTTCAGTATCAGTTTTTGTGGTGTTATCCGAAGAACTATTAGGTGGAGTATATGTACCATCAGTAACCGCAAATGTTTTTGGGTCAACTTTTCCACCAGCCGCAACCCATTTTTCATACATCTCACCTTTTTGGAAATAAGCGTTTTTAAGAGCTTCTGATGTTTTATATTTTGATGGGGGTTTAGCAACAGTAAATGACTTAGACATTTTTGACTCTTCACCATAAGAAGGGAATTTTGATAATAACCACGCTCTAAACGCATCACTTTCTGAAGTTTTTGTAAATGGTAATTTTACTTTAAGATAAGGTTTTTCGTCTTTTTTTACTGTTTCACCTCCGTCTTTACGAGTTTCATCCGGTGGTGGAGATGTAGTCGATGCAATATAACCATAAAAAAAGGTTTCAACATTTACAAACTTTCCGTTTGGGTCAGTTTGTTTCTTTTTTTTCCATTCTTTTTGAGTTAATGGTTTGTATCCATCTTTTTTATGTTTAGCAATTTCTTTTTGCTGACGTTGGTCTTGTTCAAATAGGTTCATATCTTATTTTACTATTATTTTACCATCTACTAATTCTACTGTTCCATCTATTCCTTCACCATCCACATATGTGTAGGATGTTTGGTTTTCGGTATCAGGTGTTAATGTTATAGGGTCAACATACCCTAGTTTCTTAATTGCATCAATTGCCTGAGCTTTAGTCATTGATGTAAGAGTGCCTTCTTCTGCAGGTATACCTACACCAATTTCCTCAACTGTTTTATTAGCTAGTTTAGGGTCAGTACAAGTAATTTTAATATTCTCACCTACATTAGTTGTCTTTTCAAGGTAAAATTCACCTTCTTTTTCTATTACAGTTTCTAATTGACCATCGTAAATTACTTTAGGATAATACTTATCTATTTTTTCATCTGAACCTAAAGCTTTTACATGGTCAGCAGTTATCTTACCATTACAATAATCTATTAATCTTTTTAAAATATCTTGTGCTTCTTCTATATCCACTTGATAATACTCAAATCCGAAATAAGACGCGCCTATTACCCCAAGGGATGCTATAATTAGAGCAATTTTTACAGGTTTTGTAAGTGGGGGCATCTTAGGTAAGTATTCTTTAAAGGCGTCATATTTCGCCTTAAACTCCGCTCTTTTAGCACCCTTTAGCTTACTAGCAGCCTCCAACACAGCCGTTTGAGATTCTGCCAATTTTTTCTGTAATTGTTCAAATGTAATATTTTGATTTTCTGAAATAAATTGTTTTGCTCTCGACTCTAAAACTTCTGGTTTTACCTTAATTGATTTAGAAATCTCTTGTATTTCTTTTTTTATCCCTTCAGTCAAATCTCCAGTTTCATCCAACATACCTTTTAACGAATTTGTTAGATTCTTAAAATTTGCTTCAATTTTCAATTTTGAATTATAATAATTATTATAAAGTCTATTCCTTAGTTCATCTTTTATTTCCTTACTTTCACCTGATTTCAGTATTGTATCAAAACTTTCATTGTATGTATTAAGAGCCGATTTTAAATCGTTTGTCTTTACTGATGAAGAAAATAAATCATCTGAAGATAACCCATCCGACATTCGTTTCAAATTTGGGTTTGTATTAATAACTGCCTCAACCATTTTTTCACGTATTTCTTCATTATCAGATTTAACAAGTTTTTCAGCAATATCATCGGCCAAATCATCTGATAATCTACCCGCTTTAATATCAGTAATTATCTCATCAAAATTCTTACCTGTTGCCGAACTAATTTCATCAAAACTATTTCTAAGTGACGTTGCAATTTCATCAGTCCCACTTTTTACTAAAGTGTCAAAATCATCAACACTCTTACCAAACAAACTTAAAAATTCATCGATAATTCCACCACCAACAGCCTCTTTTAATAAAGGTAATCCTGAAATTTCTCTAAAACGATTTATTTCATTTAAAACTTCTTTTTTCATAGTAATACTTTTTTATAATAAATATATGATTATTCAATAACAGGTTCATCTAACACAATTAATTCTATTTCATCATTAGATTCTTCCACTTTTTTTACAGATTCTTCCATTATTTCACGTAAATCTTTAATAAATTCATCTGCGGATTTTTTTCTATCTTCCTCGTTCTTAATTTTTTCGGTATAATATTGTTTCTGTATTGATTGTTGAATTTTAGGATTCGAAATTATTACGTCCAAATCTTTATCACTTAAATTATTCAACGAATTTGTAAATTCATTTCTGTCTTGATTGTTTAAAAAAGATAAAGCCATTGCCCAAATTTCTTGTTCTTGAGTGGTTAATGGTTTCTTACCTCTACTTTTTAATATTTCATTTATTTTATTTACTTGATTAACCAAGTAATTTGCCGCTGGTGCCCCGTATACTAAAATATTAATCAAAGGATTCGATAATTTTCTACCAATAGGTGCGTCCGCAGTCTTTTTTAAACCGTCCATCACATTCTTACTTGCTTTTTGAACAACACCTTTATATTCCTCTTTACCAAGTTCCTTAATTACTCGTTGTTCTTGAGGTGTCATATTTTTTAACAAATCGTCAACTTGAGTTTTTGTTGCGTTAGGTGGTAATGATTTTAATTGTGATTCAACGGATTCAATGACTTCATCACCAAATTTTGCAGATTTTAATGCCGCTTTAACAGGTGCCGACGCCATAAGTATTGGTAAGAAAACATATGCTAAATCCATTTTGATTGCGTCATTATCTTGAGCTTCACTACTTTTCTTTAATGAATATAAGTTTAATGCTGTGTCCGCCGCTAACTCAACAAGTAACGCCGCAGATGCACTTAAACCTAAACCACCTGAAAGTATCCCTATCGCTAACATACCTCCAAGTTGGACATATACACCATATTCTTTCCAAAAAGGGTCTTCACATGGTATTTTTGGAGAATCCCATTTTGCCATGTAAGACTGACCTTTAGAATTTCTATAATATTTTCCAACAATGTTACCGCTTTTATTTCTTTTTGTTCCATTCATTATTTCTTCAAAAAATGATAGAACACCTTCTTCATCACAATTGTCAAATGCGTAATTAATTTCTTCTTGTGAAAATAATTTATTAATTAAAGGATTATTTTTTGCGGTTTCAAAAAATTCATCCCTTTTTTGTTTTTCGTATAAATCAATCAATTCGTCTAAAACCTCCTCTTTGGTTTTTCCTTGGATATAAATTTTTATTTTTGTTTTAGGTTCTGTCCAATAGTCTTGTTCATATCCACCATAATCACCTGTTGTTTTATTATATTGACTTAATGGTAATTCAGTTGGGAATTTTGAAAAATCAAAAACTTCTTTTAAATATTTTTCTTTTTCTTCTTGAGTTGTTTTTTCATATTCTCTACGTTGTATTTCTTTACTTACACGCTGAGGAATATTAGTTGATGTTTTATCTTGTTGAGCAGTTATGTCAACTTTTGGTATTTTTGACTTTGGGTCATACCCACTTAAATCAGCAGTTAAATTTTTGTATACATCATAAACTTTTTTACCTTTAAACATACCTTCTTTAAAAGTTGCATTTGCAACCTTATTAATATAAGAATTACAAAATGCTCCACTTCTATCTAATTGATTTTTTTGAGCTAATTTTGGGTAAGTATCATTAAACCACGCTCTAAACAAATCTCCTTCAGTTTTATTCTTAAAAACACACCCCGAATCAACAGCCCTTTGTTCTGTTTTCTTTTGTTGAGCTCCAGTTTTTTGTTTTTGAAGTTCATCTAACAATTGACCTGATGTTTTTCCAAATAAATTTTTCATTTGGACAGGAACCGATGGTATTAACGTTGACTGAGGCCCTGTTGGTTTAATACCAGCGTTTAATCCTTTAGATTTTCTATTCTCGTAATTTTTGAGAGATTTTACGTAAATATCATTTTCCAAAACTATAGATGCCGGAGTAGGATTTGGTTTATTGAATCCTTGTAAACCAAAATCAGGACTTATTGCCCCATACCCCGCATCTGAAAATCCTTTTTGAATTTTCATTAAATCAGGTAAAGTAGTTGCGTTCAATCCGTTTAAATAAGTTTGCCATTCAGGACCTGAAAATGTATTATTTTTAGATAATTTTAAACCTTGTTGTAAAATAGTCGGCCAAGTATATTGTTCAGTTATTAATTGAGTATTCTCATTTAAAGTTTTTGACGAATTATAATTCATCATTAACAAAACTCTTTCTAATATTTCTTTTCGTTTATTATTCATATTACCAAATTTGATTTGCGGTGCCACGTTTAATACCCGAATCCCATTTTTCACCTTTCTTACCTAACATATTTGCAGGTCCTCTGACAGTTACGTATAATTCTTCCCAGTTTTGACCTCTTTTATTTGTGTTAGATGTTGCACCTCCCCCACCAGCTGCCGCCGCATCTTGTTCTCCTAATTCATCTTTACTACCTTTTTTTCCATTATCGATAGTCAATTCTTTAAGCAATGAAATTATGTAATCAACGTCATGTATCATTATTACATAAATATAAGTTAACCAATAAAAAAAGTGGAGTTATTAGAATAAAAACGAAGGTGGGACTTTCTTTGGGTTTGACTTATAGTATTCTTCCATAAAATCTTTTAACTCACTCTTGTCCACTTCATACTCTTTCTCGTCTGACGCTTCTTCATCAATAATTAATTCATCAGTATCTTCTTCATATATGATTGGGAAATCACTTGATTCATAATCATAGTTTTCCAAAATGAAAAAACCGGACTTTTCAACAAAGTCCAGTTCAAATTCATGTTCTCTTATTTCGTCTTCACCATCCTCATCTAATCTAAAACTAACTTGTATAATTTCAGATTTTGGATTGTAATAGTAATCAACGATTTCTTTGATTTTCATTTCCTTAAATGATTTTCTTGAACCACTTAAGTGATTCATTAATTTGTTCTTGTACTAATGAAGCTTTTGATTTTAATTTAACACTTTCTTCAAGTTCTTCCATAGTATACTTTTTACT